AGCTAACTACCGTTCCTGAATCAAACGACAAAGGCTCGTGGATGGGCCTGGAGTTCAAGCATGCCGGCACAGTGCCTTCGATGGAGATATTCGAAGAAGCCAAGTCTTTCCGTGAAATGATCCTGTCCGGCCAAGCCAAAGCCACCATGCCTGTCGGAGTTGATGAAGAAGATCCGTTCTAGCCCTCCCCGAAGCAGACGGATTCACAGCGGAGGCTGATCACCTCCGCTTATTTTAACTGTTATGGGAGGGTGGGATGCGTGACCATATAGTCGCAGGACAGCACAAAGAAACAAAATTATGGCATGGGATGTTTTATCGGAATTGTCCAACTCCTAGTGGTTGTGACAGACCGCTCTTGAAATTATCCACAACGGAAGGGTTCCACACTGAGCAGGAAGCAGTAGAAGTTATGAAATCAGCCTTTACCCCTGAAAAACTGGCGCAGATAGACTTCCCAGATTTTGGAGTTGAGGTTGTAGGATGCAATTAGCCCACCGCTTCCACCAGCTATTCAACTCTCTTGACCGAGCGCATGGAGTTCATGTGCCGGACACCACCGGCAATCCCGGCAAGAAAAAAGGCAAGAGCTGGACCGACCCTACACCCCCGACTGTGGAACTGTGGCAACAGCACCTTGATGGCAAGAAGAGCTTGGGCCTGGTGCCTATCCGCGACGATAGCACTTGTCTGTGGGCAGCCATCGACATAGATGACTACACTATTGACCTGAAGGCGTTCGAGGCCACAGCACATGAGGTTGGCTTACCCTGTGCCCTCTGCCGCACCAAGTCTGGTGGTGCTCATTTATATCTGTTCTTCAGTGAACCAGTGCCAGCCAAGCTGGTGCGTACTAAGCTCACTAAATTCTGTCATGCCCTGAGCTATCCGGCGGCAGAAGTATTCCCCAAGCAGGACAATGTGGACGACCCAACTGCCTCTGGCAATTGGCTCAACATGCCATTTTTCCACGCTGAACTCACCACCCGCTATTGTTACTGTGAGGACGGCAGAGTGGCATCAGCTGAACAGTTCCTGGAGATTGCTGAGAAACGCAAGATCGACATGAAGACGCTGTTAGCACTTGAACCTCAGCTAGCTGCCCCGGTTGATGATCCCGGTTTCAGCGATGCGCCGCCGTGTTTGGAACATCTCACCAAGATTGGCTTCACTGACTGCCTGAACAATGCCCTGTTCTCTATGGGTGTTTATGCCCGCAAGAAGTTCCCAAATAACTGGGAGGACAAGGTCGGTGAGTATAACCACAAATTCATGGGACCGGGCACATTCTCCGAAGTCCAGGCCATAGTCAAGTCACTCCACAAAAAAGGTTACTGTTACAAATGCAATGACGTACCACTGAACCAGCACTGCAATAAGGAGGAGTGCTTCAAGCGTAAATACGGTCTCGACAAACCTGGGCGGAAAAACTCCCGCGAAGGCCGCTCATGTATTTTGGATGAGATGGATCGTCCTGGGAAATGCTTTGTGCCATCTAAGGGAAGTGGGGATGAGCCTGTCTGGGAGTTCACGATGGGCGGTCATGCTATCTCAGTTAGTATGGATACGCTAATGAACCAACGTGCTTTCATGCGAGAGTTTTTGCGGGTGTTCCGCCGGTTGATTCTACTGGTTAAGGAGGATGTTTGGGTTGACGCTGTCAACGACATGCTCAGTGATGTGGAAGAAATTGAAGCGCCTGTGGACGCAGGGCCGGAAGGCCAACTGATGCTACACCTGGAGGCGTTCTGCACAGGTAAGATCCAAGCCAGAGACAGAACAGAATTGATTCTAGGTAAACCGTTCACCGGAATATTAAAAGACCACCATGTCACCCCGATGTGCTGGTTCCGGAGCAAAGACTTCGTAAAATACCTCGACCAGCAGCACTTTCGGGAGTTCTCCAGCAAGGAGATATACCCTGTCATACGCCGCCGAGGAGCCAAGCACACAACAATCATGATGAAGGGCACCTGTGTGGCTGTCTGGGGCGTAGGCACCTTTGCTACTCAGACCGAGGACTTTGATATGGTGGAGATACCGGTTGAGTGTGAAGGGGATAAGCCATTTTGAAAAATAAAGCCGCAGGAGGAAAAGGCATGAGACTAACAAACGATTTGCGTGACCATATCGGAAGAGTTACACTGGAAAAGACTTTTGCCAAACGTGAAGCATGGCTGAAAGCAGAGTCGAATGCAATCGCTGAACTGGTTTACAATCGTTTATATGAGCCGACAGACCAGCACAAGATGCAAGCTCTGGGGAACGGTTTCTTTTACGAACGCTCAGAACTGTATACACAGTTACCTGGGAAGAATTTCAGAGACAAAATTCAAGTCCAACTGAACTCTTCCCACAGAGTTGCTGCAAGGGATTGCGAGTACAAAAAGCCTTGCTGGGTAGTACCCGAGAATGAGGATAATGCTGTTGTTCGCAGGATAATGAACCTGGTTGAGAAGCGGAGGAAGCTGGAACTTGACAAGGACAAGCTACGGTCAACCCTGAGAACCTTGCTAAACGGTGTAAACACCATGAAACGGCTTGAAGAAGAGTGGCCAGACGGTGTAAAATTCTATGCTCACACGAAGCTCACAGCGCCGACTAAAAATGTTCCAGCTGTTTGTGGAGCAGACCTCACAGCTATGATTCTGGAGTTTGAGGAGTGACCATGTTCCGCACCAGAGAAGAAGAATTAGTGCTGATAAAACACAAGCAACAGCAGCTCCTGAAAATGTTTCGGGATACGCTAACAAAAGTATCCAATTTGAAACAGAGCAAACTATCTGTTGATGTTACAGCAAAATTCCAAGTTGACAGATTTAACTTCGATATTACTGTCTTCACTACAAATGGAACAAACGTGTCGCTGGCAGTCTATGATTTCTGGGAAGTAAAACGATCCCAGAAATTTGTGGACGCTTTCCTTGCAGCGATAAAGACCGGAGATTTTGAAAAAGTAAAAGCGGTGAGGTCCCGATGAGCAACGTAAAAATAGTGATAGGCCCGCCCGGTACAGGCAAGACCACCGAATTGCTTAACATTTTAGACAAAGAATTTGAGGCGGGAGTGCCACCCGACCGGATATGTTTTACCTCCTTCACCAAAAAAGCCGCGACCGAGGCTCAGGATAGAGCCTGCGAACGCTTCTCTTTTGAGAAAGCAGACCTACCATGGTTCCGCACCCTACATTCGTTGGCCTTCTCCCGGCTTGGCTTACGACGTGAAGAAGTCATGCAAGGCAAGCATTACAGGGAGATTGGCCGTTACCTTAATCTGGTTTTTGGCACTAAGGCTGATATTGAAGAAGGATTGCCCACGAGCCGCTTCACTGGCGACAGATATACATTCCTTGATGGCTTCGCCCGAGCTCGTTGCATAACAGCAGAGCAAGCCTGGGATCAATGCGCGGGAGAGGCAGACGAGCTAAATTGGTACGAGTTTAAAAGGTTTCAAGCTACGCTTAAGACCTTCAAAGCGGAGCGTAACCTGGTTGACTTTACAGACATGATGGAGATGGACCAAGCTCCGCTGGATGTAGATGTGGTGATCGTTGACGAGGCGCAGGATTTGAGCTCGCTACAATGGGCATACGCCAGGAGGATATTATTTAACGCTAAACGAATCTACATCGCTGGAGACGATGATCAAGCTATTTTCCAATGGTCAGGCGCCGACGTTAAAGGGTTTCAAAACCTTAACGGTAGCCGAACGGTGCTTCACCAGTCGCATCGAGTTCCGAGTGCAGTCCATAAAGTTGCAGAACGTATTGTCAACCAGATAAAGCACCGCACGCCAAAGACCTACCTGCCAAAAGCAGGTGTCACAGGGTCAGTGGAATATCACGCGTCACCTGATGACGTAGACCTGACGCAACCAGGCACTTGGCTGTTGTTGGCTCGTAACACCCACCTGTTGCAGCAATATGTAGGTATGTGCCGGGCACAAGGCGTCAACTATAGTTTCAGAGGCGACCCAGCAGTGAATAGTAGCCATATTCGCTCCATACAAGCCTGGGAAGCTCGTCGAGCTGGTAAGCCCGGTACTTACCCTGAGGCAGACGAGTACGCCGCTCCTGGAGCCTCTAAGGACGTTATCTGGCATGAAGCCATGACCAAGATCAGCCTGGATGAACGCGAGTGGTATATTTCCATGCTGCGGCGCGGGGAGAAGTTGAGTCGGACACCTCGCATCTCGATTGGGACAATTCACAGCGTTAAAGGGGGCGAGGCGGATAACGTCTTGCTGTCAACTGATATGAGTGCCCGGACGTGGCATGGGGCGCAGCAAGACCCGGGTGCCGAACACCGTGTTTGGTACGTTGGTTGTACTAGGGCTAAGCAGAATCTTCACATTATTGCGCCTACGGGCAGAATGGGGTATGAGGTATGATAAACGATCCAAGATTCAACGAAGTGTTATACATGGATGATCTTGACTTTGGAGCAAAACTCATAAAAGCAATCGGAGTGGCCCCAGGAGAAAAGATCAGTATTTCTACCCCACAGTTTGAACGTACTGACGGGGTGGTGGTAGTTTGGCACCCAAGCACAGTGGAGGAGTACGAGGGGCTGAAGCAACTTGACTCTGCATCCTTGAAAATGTTTGGTTGTCAGATATGGGAAGAAAAGGATGATAAAACAACTTGGCTATATCCTCACGAGTGGTATGATCACGTTCCAGATGGATTGAAGATAGTTGATATTAACGGTGATACTGAGACATTCAAAAAAGGTGAAACTGACAACGACATGCGATTCGGAGCATTGTCGTTCGGGTTTGTCCAGTGCCTAACCCCCTAGAAACCACCATCCTCCTCTCTCGGCTCTGCACCAAGGTGCTGAAGCAGCGGACAACGGCCAAGGGTGGAGTGGTGAAGGCAGCTGAAGCAGGGCTCGTGGTGTCTGGGTACTGGGTGGGGAAGGTATTTCATTTGGAGGTGGGACAAGATGCAACTCACAAGGGCTGAAGCAGAGGAGAAATGGTGTCCCATGGTGAAGGGTGTAAATGGCTGTACTCATACGTTTGCTGGAGGACTGGAGAACGTCCCTAATGTCTGTATCAGTGACCGATGTATGATGTGGCGGTGGACTGGTACTGGAGTTGGATGCTGTGGGCTTGCTTGGAGCCCAGTTAACTAAATGGCTCGTGAATCCACCCTCAACCACCGAGTAACAACAGCCCTCCGCAAGATCCCAGTCACTCTGGTTGACCGGGTGGAGAACAGTTGCTCTGTCGGCACCCCAGATATGTGTGTCTTGCACAACGGCGTTTATGCCTGGGTGGAGAACAAGCACCTCCCAGCGTGGCCGAAGCGCCCTGCAACGCCGGTGCGAGTGGCTCATTTCAGCTGGGAACAGAAACTGTGGCTATTGTTGCATGGTGAGGCTGGTGGCCTCGGGTGGTTGTTTATTCAAGTTGACGATGATTATCTGTTGTTTGACTGGCGGTGGGCACAAGTGATTGATACTCACCCGAAGGCAGTGTGGCTGGATGTGGCAGCATGGAAGGGTAAAGGCCGGTCTTGCGACTGGTTATCTTGGGTGAAGGTGGTGACTGGACAATGACCGACAAGGAACAACTATTCAATGCAGTCAATCTAATACAAAACCAAGAGCTGCGAGATTGGACTCGGCAAGAACTTTCAAAACAACCAGATAATTTCTGGATCATCCCGGCAAGCTCTACTGGGAAATACCACCCCGAGCATTCACAAGGGGAGGGTGGTCTCATTCGTCACATTCTCGCTGCATTATATTTTGCGAGAGAGCTGTTTGAAGTGTACTCAGCAACAGATGAAGAAAAAGACATCGTCATTGCAGCTCTCATTCTCCACGACATTGCCAAAGCTGTTGCTGAGCCACATGACATTGTAGCCGCACAAAGCCTCAGGTGGAGCAAGTCTGCAAATCCGCTGGTTGTATGCACTATTGCCGCAGTTCGTTGGCACATGGGGCCATGGGCAACAGGGTCCACCAAATGCCACCCAGCTGAGCAAGGTTTGAAAAGGTTCCCCGAGGACTTTTCCAGGACGGAGCAGGTGACTCACTTCGCAGATTACATGGCCTCACGTAAGCGGGTCAATCTGACGAAGTTGGGGGTGTGATGAGTAACGTCATAGCATTCCAAACCAAAGAAGAGCGATCACCCCACGTATCAGGGAAAGCATTCTGCATAGAATGCCACCACGAGTGGGTATCTGTGGCCCCCACAGGCACAACCCAGGTAGAGTGCCCATCCTGCCATACCCATAAAGGTTTATTCAGATACCCATGCGAGCCAGAAGGCGCCGCATGGGCCTGTAGTTGCGGTTGCCAGTTGTTTATGATATCCACTTCCGGAATACTTTGTTACAAGTGTGGAGAGTACCAATATGGTTACTAAGCGCCCGAAAGTCATCAAAGAGTACGTGGAAGTATTGCGGTCTTGCCTGCACTTCCACGGTATCCAGATCAAGAGCGATGAGGCTTTCCGCCGGTTCGCCAAGGCAGTGGCCGAGATTGAAGAGATTTGTGGCATCCACGAGGTAACGATAAGCCTGGAAGACTCGTTCATCTGTCCGTGGATCGGGATTGACGAGGACTGGTTTACGCCGGTGACGCACATGGAGAAGTTGCTGGTGGATCTTATTCGGAGGTTGAAATGACAGAGGTCTACTGCAGACGCCGCTATACTGTGGAGAGCAAGGAGTTGACAGAGTGATTGTATTCCTCGACCAGGTAATGGTAAAATCCAAGCTCCGACGGACAGAGACCTTTGTCCGTGGCGGCAACAACAAGAAGCAGTGGGATATTGACCGCTTCGAGTACCCCAGACCTGGCGTGGTCATTGGCTTCAGGACGTTGTCCAATGGTGAGTCTGAGTACAGCAGTGACGAGCCTATTGTCTACCACCCGAAACAGTACTTCAAAGCATTGCTGGTGGTGCTGGATGAGAAGCACAAGCCAGTTTATGTATTGCCTGAGGAGGTGTATTGAGATGAGCTGCTGGACGAAAGAACAACTCGAGAACATGCTTGAAGACGTTGTGAACGAACTCAACCTCTCCGACAGTATGATTGAAAAACATGGCCCTAGGGGAACGGCACCATCTGAGTTGGTGCGTCTTGTTTTGGAGCGCAAAGACTTAGAGATTGCAATGTTACAAAAAGCGGCTTTACTGCTTCTAAAATAATAGATATCATTCAATCTGAGAGTGCGGAGGTGAAGAGATGGCCGTACCAACTAACTGCCCCGAGTGCGGAGGTAGAATACAGCCCGCGGGTGGATGCTATTTCTGTGTGGAATGTGGGTGGGATGTATGTCATTAAAATTATCCGAGAAGCACTACGAAGCGACACGCGGTGATTGTTGTGATACCTACCAGACCTTGTCTGTTACTGTGGAGGCGGAAGAGACGGGACGGAACTTCCTCCGTTTCACCTTGATGGAGCAACGGTGGAGGTCGAAAGCCGAAGCTGCGGCGTATCCCAGGTGGGCTGGGGATAAAATCACCCAATTGGAGGTTTAATTGTGAGCAGACAACTGCGTAAATGTCATGTCTGCAGTGAGTGGTTCAACACCACACCTGCGATAATGATAGAGCACTACCAAAAATACCACGAGAAAGGCTTTGAAAAAGCTCGTGCAATAGCGGAGATGGTAGTAAATATTATGCATTACCAGACATTAGCTCGGGTAACTCCGTTTCCATTGAATATCCAGCATCATTTGGCTGAGGTCACGTGTAGAGCCCAGTTAGAGAAGATTATCGCTTACGATGTGCGGTTATGAGCTTCGACAAACACTACCCTAACCGCAAGGACTGGCGGAAGCCATACACCAAGAGCAAACGGTTCGACCGCTCGTGCCGCTGCCATGGTGGCTGTGATTATTGCCGAAATAACAGGCTTGCGGCGGATAAACGACGGTTGGAGGATGCTGAGGAGCGGATGAAAGTCCTATTAAATCAACCGTATAGCGAAAACTAAAAACTATTTTCACCATACCCCAAAATAATTGTTTACTTTTCTGTTTGAAGGATATATACTGATTTTAGGATTACAGAATTTCAAGGATTAAAAAGGAGAATGCTATGCGAAAGTCCATCCTCAAAATTAAAAGTTCTTACCACAACCTTCAGGGGTTAACAGTTAAACAGTTAGAATGCACTTTAACCTGCGGGCACAAGTATCTCACCACTACCCATAAAGCCCTTTACGAAAAGGTCGAATGCCCTCGCTGCCAACTGGTTGAAACGGATGAATCAGCTTCGTTTGCCTTTGGGGCTTAATATGCCCACCATCCACACAAACCACCAAGGGCACATCGCCATTGAGCTGCGGCGCATCGGTCGCAGTCTCAAGATGGTGGAAGCAATCCTCGGTCATGACGGTAAATTGCGCCGGGTGCGGAAGTTCTCTGCTTCCCAGTTTGACAAGGACTACCACCCGCTGCCTACTGCCATTGACCACGTAGCATTCAGGTGGCTGGAAAGCCACAATAACAACCAGCGCCTCCTGTCGGATGGCGCATTAAAGGAGCTTATCATGTTACTCATAATCAAGGACAACACTGTTCATGCCAAGTTTGCTGTAGATCAAGAGGACGCCTGTCAGTCTGTTGTTGATTCCATTGAAGGCTCCTGCGAGCTGATCAAGTCTGTCGCTGACCTTACTGAGTACAGCGGCAAGGATTTGGCCGAGTTGTATAATGGTCTGAGGCCGCTGTCTTCCGCAAAAGCTGGCTACCCGCTGAAGGAAAGCAAAGAGAAGCTGGCCCAGAAGGTTTGGGAACTGTGCAAAGCAATACTGCCCACGATTGAGAAAACAATCGCGAAGGCAGAAAAACCCGCTTCCACTGAGGTGAAGAAGCAAAAAGGAGGGAAGAAAATGAGCGACGGAATGAGGGGAAAATGCCGAGCATTTATGACTGCCGGTAAAGTGTTCACGATTGAGGAGCTGGCCACAGCGATGGGTGTAGAAGCAAAGGTCGCCAGAACCAAAATGGGGCTCATCACCAGAGACCCTGGCATAAAGCACGTCGGCCTGGTAACTGAGAAGCTGGAGGACGGATCCTATAAGGTCATCCAAGTACCTGAGGAAGTGGAAGCTGAGGAGAAGGCTCCGAAGAGCGAAGAGGCCGCCGAATAAGTTGGAGAAGAAGCCCACTAAAAACGAAGGACGCCCCTGGATAATACCAGGGGCGTCCTTGGAGTTACCAATGCCCAGCATCCTACTCGAAGCAGAGTCCATAGTAAACGGGCCCGAGCAAGACAACAGGAAATATGGCCCACCCCGAGAAGTGTTCCAGAGATATGCGGACATCTTCAACCTGATCTGCCCAACTCACACCCAGTTGACCGCGATGGATATCGCTTATGTGATGTACTCAGTTAAACTGGGACGTGAGTCATACCACCAGAAGCGAGACAACCGTGTTGACGCCTGTGGATATAAAGAAATAATCAATAAGTTGACGGAGGTATAAATTGAACATCGAAGATGTAGTCCTGAATCCTGCCTCAGAACGGCCAAAACAGCTCCTTAAAGCCATTTTTGAGAGGCAGACTGAGTTGCTCCATAAATACCACCCTATTGAGGCTAAAAACGGCCTTCTACAGACTGATGCTCACCCGCTGGATTTACATTGCAGGTTCTCTCAGGCTCGTATTAAGGATATGGCTTACCGAGCGGTGGAGGAACTGGTTGAGTCCGTGGATGCTGGTGACCATATCGAACATCGCCAAGAAGAGCTGGTGGACGCCCTCCACTTCATTGTGGAATTGGCTATTTGTGTTGACTTCACTCCGAGAACCCTGGATGAGTACTACGCCGCTGAGAGCGATTGCAACCATGTATATGGCATCATACATCACTTGGGAATGATGACTCATAAGTGCCGGAACAAGCCATGGAAACAGACACATCAATTAACAGATATCCCACGCTTCTATGCCTGTTTGGACCAGGCCTTCATTGCTTTCTTTGGGCTGATGAAGCATGAAGGTCTTTCGCCTGGGGGTGTGTATGACCTCTACTTCCGCAAGGCGGCCGTCAATAGTTTTAGGCAAATTTCAAAATATTAACCATTTTTAACCTGTCTGGAGAGTACATGCTAATCGACCTAATCCGAAAAGTCAGCTTCATGCCCCACGATGCGGGTATCTATAATGGGGTGCGTAAGATCGTCCGAGGCGTCACCCACCGGGTAACGACGCTTCCCATCCCCAACCTCGAAATGTTGGGATACAAAGAAGCCAAGATCCGACAACTGCTCCGAAATTATTACAACGAAGGAGAAATATCCTCCGCTAAAAAGAAGCTTCAAGTACGTCGGGCAGCTTCCCATACTTCGGTGTCAATATCCACCCTCGGAGGTGCTAAAGACTCACGGTCTCAGGGGTTTTGCATCAGAAACTTGATTATTACTCAGACTCCAAAATTCACTGAGGTGGATATTATCTGGAGGTCTACTGAGTTAATCCAGAAAAACACGGCGGACTACGCCCTGATTCCGTTGATTTTACAAGACCTGGACATTGCCCATGAGCCCTCAGTCTACCGGATGTATTTTGGTAACGCTTACGTAACGGCCTTGTTCATGCCACTGTTGTTTATTAACACCGATGGAATTGCATATTTTGAGCAGCTAAAGCAGGCGGATCCAAAATATTATAAAACCGCTCTCAGTGCTTTTGCTAAATTTACTGAGAAGACCTGCCGGTACAATTACAAGCACCGGGTGAAAATGTACAACTTCACTCACAAACACCTCCCAGTTAAAGAGCTGTACGACTATTGTGCAGACAATGGAGCTTCTTTTGCACTGGATGACGATGAAAAACACGAGGCCCGGATTTTAGAGCAGCAAGAGCAGGGCAATTGGAAGCAACTACCCCTGGAGGTTTAAGCAATGAGGATATTTCGAGACGGATATGAGGCGGTAAGAGAAGTAGAGCGGGACCTGTGGGAAATGAGTATTGATGTTCCCGCCGGCACGATGCAGGACAAAGACGTTCATGGTAACTCCGATTATGACACCAAAGAAGTCCAGGCGTACGGCTACACCCTGACCAGCATGAACAAGCTGCGGGAGATGGTCGAGTACCTGGGTGGCAATCTGGAGTGGGCTGATGCGGAGATGCTCGACCGCATCAGCCCTTGCTACATCAACCCCGGAGAGACGCACAAGCTGTTTCCAGCCTGGGAAGAGTTCCTTCGTGATGGCCAATTTTCTTACAGCTATAACGAAAGGTTCCGGGAGCAGCTACCTATTATTGTCAGAGAGCTTAAGCTTCGACCAAACACCCGACAGGCCGTCATGACAATGTTCGATCGTCATCAAGACGCTGGAAATTTTGGTGGAAAAGACCGCGTGCCATGCTCGCTGTCCTACCAGTTCTACATCCGGGGTGGTCAGCTAAACTTGATCTACACGATGCGTTCTTGTGACTTTCTCACACACTTTGTGCATGACGTGTACTTGGCCTGCGGTTTGCTGAAGTATGTGGCGGAAGAGCTCGGAGTTCCTGCTGGACACTTTGTGCATTTTATTGGGTCGCTTCATGCGTACAAAAAGGACCTTGCTGGGCGGGGGATCTTTTAATGGGGATGCTTCTGGAACTGATTGAAAAAGTGGCCTTTAGCCCAGACGATGAGAGTATTTACAATGGGTATAGAAAGGGAATTACGGGCGTGTTTTTAACTATACCTGAGATTCCCTGTGTTCGTATGGAGGACTTTGGGTATAATAGTCGGGCCAAACAAGCCCAATTGATGCGTAATTATTATAATCCGGGGGAAGTGGAAATAGCAAAAGCAAGGTTATTTGCCCGAAGAACTGCGGGTTTTTCTAGCATTGCTATTTCCACGGTGGGTGGAGAAAAACATAATAGGGCATTGTTTGCGGAATATTGTGGTGACACAAACCCCCACCCGTACTGAAATAGGAGTTTTCTGGAAAAACACGCAAGTAGTTCAAAAAAAACACGGCCGACTATTTTTTAATCCAAACCATCATAAACTCATTGGACCTTTTACATAAACCAAATCTATATAGGCTATACATTGACTCCGCCTTTATAACACCACTGGAGCTTCCATACTTATTTGTTCACACTGATCCAGTAGTGTTCTTGGAAAAAGTTAAGCTGTACAGCCCAAAATTTTATACATTAAGCATTAATTGGACTTCTGCTTTAATAAATCCCAAAAAAATACATAAATGGGGGGCATCAATAAAAGCCCAGGAGTGGTGTCTTAAATTTTTGGACATCCCTTTATTGACAAAGTACTGCCACGACAGTGGGAGGAGCTTCTAAAAATAATTGTTTACTTTTATGTTTGATCTGGTTATATTGTGTGTAGGATTATAGGAGGCATAAAATGAGAATGTGGATGGTCAACCCGCAGCTAATGTGCAATAAGCATCTCCTGGGTGAGCACGGCGAGTTGCACAAGTTCCTACATAATTGGGTAAAGCACCATAAAATCGATGGACGAATATCGGGGAATGCTATGGAGCCTTTGGCATATAAATCCAGGCATGACATATTATCCGGTGAGATGCTTCAACGAGGTATGAATCATAGATCGCCTTTGGAGCAACCGGACTTTAGTTATTTGCCTGTGGAGCAACAAAATTACAGGGTAGACAAGGAGCAATCCTTGTTGCTACTTCACACCCGTTGCGAGGCCTGCCATGCGTCCAACCCGTGACCAGTACTTTATCTCCATGGCTCAACTGGTAGCCACCAGGTCCACATGTCTTAGTCGGCAGGTTGGGTGTGTTCTGGTTAATGCCCGTAGCCATGTGGTTGGAACAGGCTACAATGGTCCCGCTTCCGGCCTGCCTCATTGCGAACGATGCTCCAGAGAACATCAGTCCGGCGCTGGGTTGGATGTTTGTCCAGCCACTCACGCAGAGACAAATGCACTGCTTCAGTGCCGAGATGTATACCAGATAGAAACGGTATATTGCACAGACAGTCCATGCTCTCACTGTATTAAGCTACTTCTTAATACATCCGCTAAAACGATTATATTCCATCGTCAGTACCCACATGAGTTGTCAAAACAACTGTGGGAGTCCGTTGGCCGCAATTGGATCCAGTTATGAGAAAGCGCCCAGGCTTCCACGACCACCCCGGACTCTTTCCCGTAATGGAGCTCAACCCAG